AATAGAATAATGTACGTGTGCTTCTGCACCACCTACATAGTTATAAAATTCACGGAAACCTGATTGTAAAGTAAGATCAGAAAATCTTTCACCATACTCACCTCTTGCAGAACCTTTACGGAATAGTTTAGTTCCTGGTACTAAATATTTGTTATCCAAAAATTTAGTGTTGTCATTGTTTACAAGTTGTACTGTATAGATGAAACCATCACCTGTAGGGATGATATCTTCTGTAGGTACAACATACATCTCAGCACCATTGTATTTATCATAAGTGATGATATCACCATGACCAAAGATGCGCTTGTTTGTTTTAATCTTGAAAGTTTGTCCATCAATACCTTTTGATGTGTTTCCAGATTCAATGTCTTCAATAACATATGGTAAGTCTTGGGCAATTGGAACTTGCCACTTGTACTCTCCACGTGCATTGTCAACCATAATTACATTCTTACCACCGAAGCTAGACATTTGGTAAAGTGGCATCTCAACTTTTTGTGACATTGCCCAGATATCTACAGGGCCCATGTCCATTGGTTCAGATGACTTTAACATGTTAACCAAGTGATATGAATCAACGTGAGAACTAGCTTGATAACTAGTGTCACGCAAAAAAATACCATTGTTTAATACTGGTGTTGCCATTTTGAATTGTGTTTAATTGTTTATAATTGTTTATTTGTTTATTTATCTTTTGAAAAAATTACCTGTATTTCTAGGAATTTTAGGAGTTCTTTTAGGTTCATCTTCAGCTACAGAAGAAAATGTTTGCTTTCTTTGCTCTTCTGTCTTAAGACTTCTAACAGTTTCTTTAACAGATTCGTTCTTGGCATTTTTCCTAATTTCATTTCTATAAGCTTCTGGGTCAGCCAATAACCAAAGTGCCTCAGCAATTAGATCATGTCTGGGTTCAACAAATTGATACTTCTCTAATAAATGTCCTAATAGATTAGTCGGTCTACCACTAATTGAAGGATAGGCAGGTTGTACTAATCCTGTATATAATAAAGACTGAGTCTTTTTATCAATCTTAAGTCCATTAAGTTCTGATGGTTTAAGTGTTTCATAAACACTTTCCATATAACTTTCTGCAGCATCTTGCTGTTGGATCTTTCTATTTTCTTGTTCAGCTAATTGTTGTGCAACAATCTGCTCTTGCATTCTATCCAATTTTGGTTTAAACTTTGAAGCTTTCTCTTCAAGTTTATTCATATCTCTCCAGCTATCAATTTCTTCACTGATTTCTTCATCATTTCCAAAACGTGTAGCTCTTAGATAATTTCTTACAATAACCTCTTGGTCATGCTCATTATCAACATCAAGATCTCTTACTTCTTCTACTTGAGCAAGTGCTCTAAATAAACCTTTTAAATCTTGACCACCATCAGATACATACTTTGCAGCAAACTGAAGTTCTTGTGGTAAAGCTTGGAAGAATTCTCTAGGAGTATCTTGTTTAATTTTTGTTTCTCTTTCTTCAAAGTTTGCTTGAATTAATTCTTTCCAGTCTTTTATAGAATAGTCATCTAATGATTTATCATCATCAAATGGCATAATTAAACCTTCTTCAATTAATTTAGAAAATGTATCTACTAATCCACTCTTATCAACTTTAGATCTACCCTTTGTAGGTTCAGCTTCTAGTTGACTCATAGTTTCCTCAAGAATCTGAGATACCTCATCTTGAGTTGTTGCATCTGAAGAACCTGGTTCTTCATTTAGAAAGCTTAGATCAGTTTTTTTATTGGAAAAGATATTTGGTTTTTCTTCTACTTCTGGTAACAGAATACTCTCTGCACCTGGAGTAGCTCCAAATAACTCATCAATATTTACATCAACTTCTTTAACTTCCGTTTGCATAGTTGTTTCTTGACTCATTTATGTTGGTTTTATTGGTTTTGTTATAGAATAATATAAGAAAAGTAATTTGAGTAAACTTATTAAATTTGATTTCTGAATTTCAAAAATCTCATTATAACGCTATTTATTCTTTTTCTTCTCCTTACTTTTAATAGTTTCTTTCATGTCATATTTATTTTTGTTGATTCTTGCTATCTCTAATTGCTTATTAGCAATTTCTCTTTTGATAGCATTATCTTCTCTTTTAAGATCATCTTTAGTTTTAATAGCAGCCATTTTATTATTCTCTTTCTGATTATTGAAAGACATTGTTTGCTGATATTCATCTGATGCTCTTATTTCTCTCATGACATCCATATAATCACTTTGCTTATTCTCATTAATATCTTGCATAGCACCATAACCAGCAGATTTAATTTGAGCTTCAATAATATCTGTTTGTCTATCCTTATCTTTTTCCTGCATTTGAAAATCTCTTTCAGCTTGTTTTTCAGCAGCCATTGCTTGTAATTGTTGTTCTTGCAATTTCTGTTGCTCTTGACTTTGTTCCTGTCTAATCCTATCTTGTTTTTCTTCAGCAGATTTTAGAGCAACATCTACTTCTGGTATAGATTGAGACTTTATAATATTGGATAAGTCATAAATAGATGCTCCAGAAGTATTATTATTTAAAGCTAATTGCTTTAACTGCTCTAGAATATTTCTATGATTAGCTTTAGTAGTACAAAATATATTAAGATCTCTCATTAATAAGTCTGTTCCATCTACAGTAAATGTAACTTTCTCATCATGAGAAGTTAAATACTGTAATCTTGTTGATGTTTTATTTGAATGATAATATTGTGCTAGATCTGTACGCATATTGTGTACTCTAGGCATTAGGTTATCACAGTGTTGAGTAAAGTAAGTTTCTGTTTGAGCATATGAATTACTTACAGCTACTCTTACACCCTCAGCAGTTGGTTGTTCTACAGCACTACCCATTCTTTGTGGAGTAATACCAATAGATTCAAATGCTTGTGTTTTAAAATACTGAGCAAGTTGAATTCTAGATAATAAACGTTGTGTTTGTTCTAGATTTAAAACTTGATAATGTTGGAAATTTAAAGCATTTTCTGTGTTTGTGATGGAAGTATCCAACGGAAGCATTTGGAATGTCTTCATTGCAACATAAGCTTTAGCAAGATTATGCTTACCCCAATCCTCACCTAATGAGTGTCTAGGAATAGAATTCTGATCTAACATAATTACTGTACCTAATTCATCTACTAGGATATCAGCAATTTGGTTATTTACAATGTTATATGCTATTTGATATGGCTTCATTAAATCTACAAGAGATACAGACTTAGTATTTCTATCTGAAAATACAGCACCCTCTACTGGTAGTTTACAACCATATAAAGAAAGATCACCTTTGAATTGAAATGGTAGTTTAGATATTTGATTCTTTGTTATACCTAAGTAAATAGGAGATAATCCATCTGGGTTATTCATACCCCAATAAGAAGGTCTATTAGGACCAATCTTAATACCACCCCAAGTTTCATTAATCCATATCCAATCAATATGTTCTCCAAAAATTAGATTCTCTTTTGTTTTATTCTTAAATAGTAGAGTATCATACTCTGGTTTTAATGTAACCTTATATGATTCATCAATTATATCTTCTACAATTGATCCATCAATATCAACCTTTGTTAGATGTCCAATCTTACGTTGACTCTTCCAATAACAAGTTGTAACTCTTAAATAATGTGCAGAACCCATATCATATAAGTCTTCACTATCTGAAAGAATCATATTTACAATATCATTACCATCTGATATATAATTATCATGCATAGAAACAAATTGTCTGTATGCAAGAGATGGTTGATTTGTATTCCAATCATGTGATCTTGTATTATCATAATAAGATCCATCATTTTGCATACCTGTAATAGGATAAGCAGATGATCTTACAGGATATAATACTTCAATTGATTCCATTTGTTCTTGAGACATTAGGAAACCATACTTATCAACCACATCCGCAATAGTCATCATATCACATTTACCAACCCAATTTGATTGTGAGATATAACGTGTATCTGGTGACTTATGATAGAATGTTAATAGAGGATTCCATAACTCAACATCATAGTCATCTTCCATCATTTTAAAATGCCAGAATTCTCTATCAGCAATTAATAGATCTCTAAATCCTAATTCTTCTAGTTCTTGTATTTTAAATCTTTCTTCATCTACTTGATGTTGGTGCCATGCCCATTGTTCAATAACAGATCTGTAATCTTTTTTAAAGAACTGTTCAATTTCTGGTAGAGTCTTTAAGCTCTCTGGGGACAACTGCTGTTTAACCTCTTCAGATTCTATATCCATACCAGCTTCTATCAAACTGGCCATTACTTTATCCTGAGCTTCTTGTAATAATACTTCTTCTACATTAGCTCTCTTTTGTTCTAGCATGTCATTATATGACATTTCATCAACAGCTCTATAAGCAACTTTACTTGCTCTTTTAGAGAACTCAGAAACTAGTACATTAATAACATTAGGAATAATTGGATAGAATTTTAATTCTAATGCAGATTCATCTTGTTTTGTTAATGTCTCTACAAGATCAGCATAATCATTATCTTCTTCAACTATATAATCTGTCTTATCAATTAGACCTTTAGCTAGTTTATAATTTTTCATTAGTCTTCTAGCATTTCTGCGTAGTTGCTTCTGACCTTGTAATTCTAACCAATCTAAATTCCAAGCAGCCCACTCTTGATCTTTCTTATCTTTTGGTAGAAATTGAATGGGTTGCGTGAGCGTACCCATTTTATTATATTCAGATTTTTTACCTGACTTAATATCTAGAGCGTTATATATTTGCATAATTATTTTTTATTTGATGGTAGAATCATCTGTACTATTAGATGTATACCCATTAAAGGTATTACTATAAATATTACTAGAAGAATTGTAAGGATAATCGCTAGGCAATCTATTTTGTGTTTTAAATACTTTTTCATTTGGTTCTTCTAATAAAATTAAACATTGTTCAAATGTTATTTGCTTCTTATCCAGTAACTCTTTTATTATTTGGATTTTGTTTTGGTTTTTAGTTATCATTATCTAAAGTTTTTAAATGGATTTCTTTTCATTTTTTGTCCACCAAATGGTTGTTTAGAATTTCCAATAAACTTAAAAGGGTTACTATTTAATTTATACAAATTATTTGAATTCTGCAACTTAACAGACTCATCTGTTTCATACTTTCTAGTAAATCCTCTATTAGAAATTTGAATTCTTGCAAATGATATTAATGCAGCTAAAGATACTAAACGGTCAACGTTTAATCCATCTCTATATGCTAGCATTTCAACCATTGCCATTTTATCTGGAATTCTTTCAATTCCATAGGTGGTTTTTACAATTGTACCATCTGGTTTAGTCTCATGATCAATCTCTTCTGTTAAGAATTGAATTAAATATGATAACAAATGGGACTTAAATAATATACCAGTATTCTTCCAACCATACTCCTGGAAAACGTTAGCATTAGCTCCAAGATCTTTTAGGAATAATATCTGATTTTTTGGTACAAGATATTTCTGTTTTCTTTTCTCAATCATGTATTGTATAAATAATGAAATATTATTCTCTACAATAGTCCATGCATTATACCATTCAATTATTAATTCTAACTTTTCATGTGTTTTACTTAGATCATCATATCTACCACACCATGCTGCAACTATTTTATCTTTCTCAAAGTATGTTTCTTTACCACTAGATGTTTCTCTAATAACTTCTACTGGTGCTTTATATACATAAATAGAACACAATGATTCAGATGTTGTAGTCTTACCCTCAGATACAGGGTCAATGGAAGCATAATACATTCCAAAAGTTGGATCCTTTTTAGGTCTTTCCCAAACTTGAAATGCTCCCTCTTTATCATCTTCTGTTTTCTTTATAGGAAAATGTTTAATAGGAACTCTTCTAGATACTTCAGCAAAGATTTTACCTTCTGCATCTCTTTCTAAATCTAATAGTTCATACGGATATTCCTTATCTTCTATTCTCCTTGTTTGTGCAGTAACTAAATGCACAGGAAATTTAGATTCTTTTCTTGCTGCAAATGCTTCTGCAATATTTCTTGGTCTCTGTGATATCCTTAATTGATACTGCTCAGGCTCAAGTTCTTTTTTCCATTTTTCAAATTGTTCATCTAATGCAATTAATGCTTCTTCTACTAACGAGTTGCCAAATTCATCAATATAAGGAGGCATTGACCATTGTTCAGGAATAAACAAACCAGATCTACCAATAGTTCCCTTATCATCAAGTAAGTCTGTTTCAACGCTATATATATCATTTACATCAGGATTATAAATTAATTCTTTTAATGGTTCACATTGATCTAAATCTCCAACAGATCCTGCTGCAATAAATGTCCCAGTTGTTATAAATCCAGAACCCATTGCTGGTCTAATGAACTCATATGTTACATTCATCTTAGGAGCAATACCCGCCTCTTCATGAAAGAAGTATTTAACTGGACCCCCTACACCATTTGTAGGATTCTTATCAAATGATAAACCTATTAGACGTCCTTTTAAACCTTTTGTAACATCTTGATTGTTCTGTCTAACAGAAATCTTCTGTTCCCAGTTTAATACTTTATCTGGAGTAAATGGTCTATACCAACCAGTGTGTCCATTTAAAAAGTTTCTATATTCATTAAAGAAGGCCCAAGAGCCCTTTTCATTTATATAATCTTTTAGTTCAGCACCTATCTTTAATGTTACCCCTTCTTCAAACCAAATCTGATTTATAATCTTAGCACAATGAAAATAAGAACTAGCAATCTGTCTTTTCTTTAGGATAGCACAATGCTTATAGTTTAATTCTGCAAGTATCTCATATAGAGCCATGTGATACTGAGCATCCCTTACTTTAGCAAAACCAAATTTTTGTTCTTCTTTATCAAAGATTGGTAGAAAGTTTAACCACATGTAGTAATCCCTGGTAATATACCAAGTCTTATCTCCATTCTTATAGATTACACCTTTTCTACATTTATCTTTCTGATCATCCCAGTAAGTTTTATAGTCTTTACTCCTTAATGGTGAAGCACAATAAAATCCTAATT